ATGACAACAGACCAGTACGACAAGGAAAAGATCATAGACTCTTACGTAAACAACATGCGTAAGTTTAACTTTGGTCAGTCTCTTGTTACAGTTGGAGAACTTAGCTATCTTAACAAGGGTGACGAACAAGCACTTGCTCGTAGAAGAAAACTAGCAGGAGATGCTTACAATTTATTTGACAGTCTTGATGGTGCGTTTAGTGAGGGAAGAACAGTAGGTGAGAAAGCTGACGCTGTTTTTGATTATGCTCGTGCTCTTATCGTTGACCCTGTAAATATTCTTAGTCTTGGTATTGGTAAAATTGCAGCATCTGGTGCTACCAAGGCAGCTAGTCAGGTGGCTAAACAGGCTGCAGTAGAGGCTGCTGAAGCAGCTACTAAAACTCTTGGTAAGAAAGCTCTAACAAAGAGAGGTCAAGAGGAGATTGCTAAAGAGGCTCGTAAAGCCTACACAAAAAATATAATAAATGACGCAGGTTATAAGACTGCTCTTAACAAAGCTCTTAATAAAGAAGTTGTAGCTACAGCTAGTGTTGATTCTGCAGCAGGTATAGGAGTTGAAGCTTTAAATCAAAAAGCAAGAATGAAAGCAGGAGCACAGGAGGAATATGATCCTGTTGCTTTGTTGTTTAGTGGAGTGGGTGGCATTGGTGGAGGTGGTCTTGCCTTTACTTTAAACAAGTTAAGAGGAACATCTAAGATACCTCTTTACTCTACTCTAATAGATCAATCAGAACAAGTAACTCTAGCAGCTAGACAAGCAAACATGGAGGAGGCCGCTAGACTTATTGATGTAGCTAAGTCTGTCGATGAACTAAATATAAAGGTTGTTGAAGACGGAACAACAAGGCTTTCCTCTTTCGCTGATATGTGGGCAGAAAGAGTAAAGGAAGGTCTACAAGTAAGATTAGATAATAAAGAAATAGATGAAAATATTTTTGATTTTAATCATGATCTTGAATTACTCAGATACTTTTTAAACGGTGATGGAGAAACTGTAAAAGGTCTTAAAGATATTTTATATGATGCAGGTGTACAAAGGTGGAGTGCAAGATCTAAAGATGATAGGTTTAATTTATATCTAGGTGAAGTAATTGAAAAGTTAGATAAAAAAACACTGGATGATATACAAAAATCTTTTGATGCTATATTTAGTAACGCTTTAGATGATGAGCTAAATAAAATTTCTTTTAAAGATTTTATGAAAGGTTATGCTTCTAAAGCTAGTGAAGCAGGTAAAATATTAAATATCTCAAGACAGTTAAATTCTATCTTTGAGGTAGCAGGTAAAGAAGCAAATAACATTACCAATGAACAAGCTGTTAATATCGTATTAGATCCTGCTAAAAAAGGTATATACAAAACAATTACAGAGAAGTCTGCACCTTTTCAAAAGAACTTTATTAAGTATTTAGTTATGCACCCTGGAACTACAGCCCTCAACGTGAAGGGTTGGGTTCAAGCATCTGGTATGCAGTCTTATTCAGACATGTTAAAGGCAGGTCTTTACGGTCTTGCAGATGTGATCTTTGACGGAAAAGATTCAGCAGTATCCTATCGAAATAAAGCAAAACAATTAATGAGTTTACAAGGTCAGAAAGCTAGAAATATTCTTGACCCCTACATGACTTATGAAGCTGCTATGGACTATCTTACCTTTAGGCCAGAGGCTAGGAAAGAATTGTTTAGATACATAAACGGTGGTGTAGAAGTAGATAATGTTTTAAAAGAGTTAGAATTAAATCCTGGTGAAAAGTTAACTGAAACTAGTTTTGAAAAATTAACAAGAAAACTACAGACACTTTACGGAGTTAAAGCTCAAGATCTTCTTACTAAAACTCAAGAGTTTATGTACTCTCTTGATAAACAAATAAGACTTGAATATGACATGACCCTCAATGAGTTCATGACACAAGACAATGTGTGGGAATACTTATCTGATCCTGCGTCTGATGCTTATCAGAAGTTTCTTAAAATAGAAACAACTGCTGTAACAGAAGCTCTTGATAACACTTTCTCTAGATCTTTCACAAATGTAGCGCAAGCAAGAAAAGGTGATCCTGTTGCCATGCTTGCAGGTATTATTGAAGAGACAAGAAAGATACCTGTTATAGGAGCTATCGCTCCATTCGGTCAGTTCTTTAACAACACCCTGGCTTTTACCTTTAAGCACTCAGGGGCAACTATGGTTTACAGAAAAGCAGCAGGTATTGAACAAGATCCCTTTGAAGGTATTGCTAGAATGGCTGCAGGTTGGAGTGCTCTGGCTCTAGTAACAATGAAAGAAAAAAAGAATCTTGATGAAAACCTAGCTTGGCATGAGGAGAGACAATCAGATGGACAGATTGTAAGTAGACAGTACGACTTTCCGTACAGCCACTTTAAAGTTTTAGGTAGAGCAATGGCACACAAGTTGAGGGATGGTGACGTACCTCAAGATTTAAAGAGAGTAATATCAGAGCAAGTAGGTGTGCAAGGATTTATAAGAAACCTTGGTACACAGGGTAGAGTGCTCAGTGATTTAGGAACAAGTATCCTTGATCTTGACGGAACTGCAGCAGGTGAAAATGGCATGAAGCTTCTTGGTGAAGCTATGGGTATGTACGCATCTGGTTTTAGTAGAGTTGCTGATCCTGCTAATCAAATTATTGCATTTTCTAGAGGCGAAGATTACATTTACGCAGATAAAAAGCAGGGCGTAAAAGAATTTAATAACGCTCTAAGATACACTGATGAAATATTTAATTTATCACTTGATCTTCTGTTAGGTGTTGATACTAAAAAGAACGCAGTAGAAAAGAAGATAGCCACCCAAGAGGATACACCTGCAGTTCCAATAGGAAGAATACTTGGTTATCGTGCAATAGAAGCACCATCAACAATAGAAAAGTTATTTAACGATGTAGGTAGATCCCAGTGGAAAACAAACTTGTACAGTATTCCAGAGGCAACCAACGTTATTAACGATTATATCTTTCCATACCTAGAGATGTGGGCAGATACTGTTGTTAAAAATAACTGGGATGAAAGAACACTAGCTGAAAAAGAAAAGATTTTAAAGGACGTTCTTGTTGCAGCAAAGAAAGATGTTATGGAAGTTTTAAGAACTTCTGAAAATGATGAACCCAGAAAAGCAGAATTAATATTTTCAATTACAAATAAAAATATAAAGAAATCTAAACTAAGAAAATACTTAGAATCATTTGGAACTTCAGAAAAGAATTTGTGGGAGCTAGATCCTCCTCAACTAGAACTAATACTTTCATTCTTAGACGATGAAGGTTTTAGAAATAGAATGTTAGAAGCAGAATCAGGATTAAGATGAGTAAAAAGAAACCCCCAGAGATTAACTGGGGGTTATATAGTTTGTTATTTCTTTTTAGTGTTCTTGTAGTTTATCATTTTGTCTGAGTACGAGAACGCTTCTTCTATTATCTCCTCAGACCTGACATACTTACCAGAGGCAAGGAGTCCTGACAAGGCATGACCTGCAAAAAAATCGTCAGTCTCCACCTTTATCTGAGTAGTGTCTTTCTTTGACACAAACTCTTGGGCTTCCTGCTCAAGGGTTTTTTTATTACTTTTGTTAGTCATTTATGCTTTTCTTTTAACGACTCTAACATCCTGGCAAGATACCACTGTGCTTTTTCCATATCTTCTACAGGATTAGTTTTATATCTATAACGATGTTGATACTTAATCATATTGCCATGACAATAATCTATAAAACCATCAAGACCAAGCACCTGTCTTATGTAGTCGATACACTCTATTCCATCTTCTGCATGGTTGTAATGAAAGGGTCTACTAACTGGGTTAAATTTAGAACTCATTTCTTTCCTTCCTGCTAAGTCTATTATGTCTGATATAGTATACTTGTTGCACTCTCCACAGTGACCATCATCATCTAAAAGAAAGCCGCAGTCTTTGCATTTCATAATGTAACTAGCTCTGCTTCTTCATAAGGAATGTGATAGAACGTTTCAGACTTGTGGACTCTTGCGAAGTCTGGTCTGTGATTAACATCATCAGTCATCTGAGTTGCTTTGATCTTCCAAGCCTTATCATACTCAAAGTTAAACACGTAAAAG